AGGAGGGAAGCGGTGGGCATAGCACCAACGGACTTGCGTGCGCTGAGCCCCTGTTTTTCCGGCCCCAGGAGGGCTCGCTTCGCAGCCCCAGGAGGGCACCATGACTGACCAGCCCGCACCCGAATCGCTCCACGACGCCGGCAAGACGCTGTGGGATTCGGTCGTCGCCACGTATGAGTTGAACGCGGCCGAGCTCCGCACGCTCGAGGACGCTTGTGGCGCGACGGATATGCTCACCGCTCTGCTGACGGAGTGGGAGGAGCAGGGCCGCCCGTACATCAGCAAGGGCAGCATGGGCCAGGAGGTCGAGCACCCGCTCATCGGGTCGATCGACAAGCAGCGGAAGGCGCGGCAGGCGTTCCTCAAGCAGCTCGCGTTGCCGGATGATCCGGCGGCTGGTGCTGATGCGGCGGGCGAGCGTTCGTCTGCGGCTCGGTCGATGGCTAACGCCCGTTGGTCGAAGCGTGGCGCGTGATGGACGAGGACGATCAGGTCGTCGTCGCCACCATCACGATCCGTCGGATTCTCACCGATGTCGAGGGTGAAGCCGGCGATATCGTCTCGGTTGAGCTCGACGCCGACACTCACCCGATGATCGAAATGCTCGGGATGCTCGAGCTCGCGCGCGAATCGCTGATCCACTGGCCCGGCGGCGATGGCGCGTAGCCGCACGGCGGCTCAGTCCTCGGCGACCGACGACGAGCACGCCGCGATCGTCGAGTGGTACGAAAACCTCCTCGAGCACACCGCACCCCCCACCGACCTCGCGTATGAGCCCATCAAGATCGGGCCGACGTGGCGGTGGGAGAACGGGTGGGATCTTCCCGAGCTCACCCTCGGTTGGGGTGTCCTGTCGTGGGCTGGCATCTGGCTCCGCGACAAGTCGGGCCAGGCGTGGCAGTACACGCCCGAGCAGGCGCGGTTCATCCTTTGGTACTACGCCCTCGACGAGCACGGCGACTTCCTGTACCACTCGGGCGTCTTGCAGCGGTTGAAGGGCTGGGGCAAAGACCCCCTCGCGGCCACAGTCTCGGCGGCCGAGTGCTTCGCTGACGTGAAGCTCGACGAGTTCGTGAACGGTCGCCCGGTTGGGCGCGAGGAGCAGAACGCTTGGGTCCAGGTCGTCGCGGTCTCCCAGGAGCAGACCGCCAACACGTTCAAGCTCTTTCCCTCGTACATTCCGGCCGAGACCCGCAAGCACTACGGCATCCAGATCGGCAAGCAGAACGTCTACGGTCTCGGCGACACCCGGCAGATCCAGGCCGTCACGAGCAACCCGCTCTCGATCGAGGGTGGCCGGCCGACGCTCATCATCCGTGGTGAGACTCAGAACTGGAACCTCAGCAACGGCGGGCACGATATGGCCGGCGCGATGGAAGGCAACGCAGCGAAGTCGGAGATCGACTCGCCAGCTCGGATGCTCGACATTTGCAACGCCTACCGGCCCGGTGAGGATTCGGTCGGGGAACGGACCCGTGAAGCGTGGGAGTCCACGCAAGGCGAGGACGCCACCGCCCTCGACTACGGACTCTTGTATGACTCGCTCGAGGCTCCACCGGACGCACCGCTCACCGCCGACGACGCGCCAGCGGTCGTCGAGTCCATCGCTGGTGATTCGACCTGGCTGGACACCCGCCCTCGAGGCCGGATCGTCAAGTCCATCCTCAACCCCGCGAACCCCGCCAGCGAGTCCCGACGCAAGTGGTACAACCAAATCACCGCCACCGAGGACGCATGGGTCACGCCGCAGGAGTTCGACCAGCTCGAGGAGCGCCGCACGGTGCAACCGGGCGAGAAGGTGTGGCTGTTCTTCGACGGCTCCAAGACCGACGACGCCACCGCTGTTGTCGGGTGCTGCGAGTCCGACGGCTACGTGTTCACCGTGGGCGTCTGGCAGCGGCCCCCACGCTCTGAGGACTGGATCGTTGACCGTCACGACGTCGACCAGCGTGTGCGTGAAGCTCACGCTCTTTGGAACGTCCTGGGCTGTTGGGGCGATCCGTCAGACGCTCGGGACGACGAGACCGGCGAACGGTTTTGGGAGGACATACTCGACGGTTGGGCTCGGGACTTCGGCGACACCTACCAGTTGTGGGCGGTCGACAAGAAGGCCGACGACAAGCACGCCGTCGTGTGGGATATGCGCGACCCGAAACACCTGGCGACGTTCACGGACGGAGCCGAACGGTTCGTGTCCGACGTGATCCACGGGAACTTCCGCCATGACGGCTCGGAGCGACTCAAGCAGCACGTCAAGAACGCGCGCCGGCGGCCGAACCGCTGGGGCGTGGGACTCGGCAAGGAAAACCGAGAATCCGCCCGCAAGATCGACGCCGCCGTGTGCGCCGTCGGTGCCCGCATGATGCGGCGACTAGCCAAGGTTCGGGCCAAGCCCGACGACGAACGGACAGGGAAGGTGTGGGCATAGTGGCGCTCTCTCAGTCTGCCGTTCTCGAGCTCATCAAAGACCGGCTGTATCCGATGTTCACCGAGGAGCGCCGGCGTCTCGCCGAGATCGCCAAGTGGGCCGGCAGCGAGCACGACCCCCTCGACCTCCCGAGCGGTGCGAACCAGGAGCAGCGGAATCTCCGCGACCTCGCCCGCACCCCCTGGCTGAGCCTCGTGTCGGCGGCCACCACCCAGGCCCTCATCGTCGATGGCTACCGTTCCCCCGACCAGCCCGACAACGCGAAGCCGTGGGACGGCTGGGAAGCCAACGACCTCGACGCCAAGCAGGTCGGCATCCACCGAGCCACCAGCGACTTCGGCTACTGCTACGCCAAGGCCGTTCCCGGTGAGGTCGCCGGCGAGTCCCGCGCAAAGTTCACGCCCATCGACCCCCGCCACGCCCTCGCCGTCTACGCCGACCCGGTCGACGACGAGTGGCCCATGTACGTCCTGCACGGTGTACCGACCAAGACCAAGTGGCTCCTGAATCTGTGGGAGGACGAGAAGCAGCACATCGTCTCCCTCGGCGCTGACGGTGCCGAGATCGAGTACGTCGAGTTCCGCGACAACACGACCGGCGTGGTCCCGTTCGTTCGGTACGCGCCGCAGATGGATCTCCTCGGTCGCGCGCTCGGGCAGGTCGAGCCCTTCATCGTCGTCGCGAAGCGGATGAACAAGAACACCCACGACCGTCTCCTCGCCCAGCACTACAACAGCTGGAAGATCCGCTACGCCACCGGCGTCGACCTCGGCGCAGGGTTGGCCGAGCCGAACGCCGAGTCGACGCTCGAGGAGTGGGAGACGTACTACGCCGAGATCGAGCGCAGGCGTCTGCGACTGTCGCAGTCCGAAATGCTGACCGCCCGCGACCACGATACGAAGTTCGGCACCCTGGACGAGACGCCCCTCGATGGGTTCGTCAGGGTCGACTCGGCCGACCGTGAAGCGTTGGCCGCGGTGTCGCAGACCCCGACCACGACCCTCGCCACCGGCGACGTCGCCAACATCAGCGCCGACGCCATCACCGAGATTCGTCACGGCTGGCGCCAGAAGGTCGACCTGTTGAAGCGTGGCCTCGGCAAGTCCCACGCGCAGCTCCTACGCCTCGGTGCCCACATCGACGGCGACGAGGCCGGCGCATCCGACTTCCGTGCGCGCGCGACGTGGCGTGACCTCGAGGTCGTGTCGATCAGCCAGGCGGCCGACGCCTACGGCAAGATCGCCCAGCAGCTCGGCGTTCCCCCCAAGGCTCTGTGGCGTCTCCTGCCGGGCATCGAGCAGGCCGACGTGGACGAGTGGACGGCGATGGTCGCCGAGGGCGACGCGCTCGCCGGTCTGACCACCCTCCTTGAGCGGCAGGCCACTCAGCCCGAGCCGCCGGCACCGTTCACCGCCCCGGTGTAACCCGTGGCGCTCATCGACGCCTACAACGCCCAGGCGACCGTGATCCGTGCGGGGTTCCTCCAAGACCTCGTGCGCGTGTGGCCGCTCCTCGACTTCAACAACCTGGACTCATCGCTCATCGCGTGGGCACCGGCTGTCGCGGCGCTCACCCGCCGCGACCGGCAGGCCATGATCGGTCTCGCGTCGGCGTACATCGTCGCCGAACGTCAGGCGTCCGGTGTCGGCGGCAAGGCGCTCGTGATCCCCGCGTCCACCCTCATCGCTGAGCAGTTCGCCAGCGCGCTCCTGTCCACCACCCTCGCCGGGTATCGCACGGCGCTCCGCACACGGCCACCTGAGGCCGCCAAAGATGTCGCGTTCGTTCGGACGGCCGGCTCGCTGTCGCGCCTCATGTTCAACGGCGGCCGCGAGACAGCCACCGAGTCCCTCAAGCAAGACCCCAAGGGCACCGGTTGGGCACGGGTCACGTCCCCGGGCGCGTGCGACTTCTGCCGGCTCCTCGAGGGCCGCGGCGCTGTCTACTCGGCCGAGACGGCCCGGTTCTCCGCACACGACCATTGCAAGTGCTCGGCACGGGCCGTCTACGGCGACGTCAAGGTGCCGGTCCTCCCGTTCGAGCCGTCGAAGCGCAACCTCAGCGTCTCGACGAAGGCCAAGAACAACGCGCGCGCGCGCGAGTTCATCCGCGCCGTCCTCTAGTTTTCCCGCCCCTTGGAGGGCGGGATTCGGTAACACCCCCGAGAGACCCCAGGAGGGTCGCAATGTCAGAGCCCGAAAGCACCGACAGCACCACCACGGACGACTCGACGACCGACACGGCCGACGATTCGACCACCGAGTCGACGGACACCGAGACGCCCCAGGAGGGCGACGAGGACACGACCGACGACTGGCGCAAGGACTTCGACCCTGAGCGTGCTCGCAAGAAGATCGCGAAGCAAAACTCAGAGCTCAAGAACCTGCGCGAACGCGCCAAGGCCGCCGAGCAGAAGGCCGACGGCGTGAGTGAGGAGACACAGAAGCGCATCGACGCCCTGGAGGCCGAGAAGTTGCGCTTTGAGGTCGCGTTCGAGATCGGACTCCCCAAGGAGCTCGTGCCTCGGTTGCAGGGCTCCACGAAAGAGGAGCTCCTCGCAGACGCCGACTCACTCCTCGAGCTGGTTTCACCGGCCAAGCGTCCCCCGACGAACCGCCCGCAGGAGTCCCTGCGCGGAGGCGGCGAACCGGAGCGCGAACCGGAGGAGACCGACCCCCGCAAGATCGCGGAGCGCATGTTCCGCACCTGAAACACCCGCCAAGCCCTCGCCATGTTGGCGCGGCGGTCCATTCCAAGACCGTAGGAGGTCTCTGACATGGCGAACACCCTTTACACCCCCGCGCAGGCGGCGCGTTCCACGCTCGCTGCCCTGCGCTACCTGACGGTGCTCCCCCGCACCGTCCGGCAGGACTTCTCAGCGGAGTTCGTCGCCGGACGCGGGCAGACCGTCAACGTCAAGCTGCCGATCTCGGCCGGCACGGCCCGCACGTACACGCCGACGAACCGCACCGCGCGGGACGCCATCGTGTTCGACGAGCTCGACCAGGACACCATCCCGGTCACGCTCGACACGCAGGTCTACAAGGCGATCCGCCTGCCGGACGACTTCGCGACCTTCACGCTGCAGAACCTCGAGCAGGAGGTTCTCAAGCCGCAGGCCGAGTCCGTGGTCGACGGTGTGACCGCTCCTCTCCTGACGGAGATGAACGCGATCGCGTCCACCGCCGGCATCGACGCCCTCGCCGCCGACGGCAGCAACGCGCTCGCCGTCGTGATCCAGGCCCGCGCGATCCTCAACGCCCGCAAGGTGCCGCTGAGCAACCGCTGGCTGGCGCTGTCGCCCGAGGCCGAGGCCGCGTTCCTCACCCTCGAGCAGCTGCAGAAGGTCAACGAGTCCGGCAGCGACGGCGTGCTCCGCGAGGCGACCATCGGTCGTCTCATGGGGTTCAACATCGTCGTCGACCCCGGCCTGACCGCCGAGAAGGGCATCGCGTACCACACGGACGCCTTCGCCCACGTCACGCGGCCGTCGCGTCCCCCGCAGGGTGCCGCGTTCTCGGCCATCGCGTCGCAGGACGGGTTCGCGCTGCGCTGGCTGCAGCACTACAACCCGCTGCAGCTCGAGGATCAGAGCGTCGTCGACACGTTCGCCGGCGCCGAGACCCTCGACGCGAACCGTGCCGTCGCGTTCGACATGACGGCCTGACGGAGCTGACGACTGATGGCGCTGTCTCCGCTCGCGACGCCCGCTGACCTGGCCGCCTGGACAGGCGAGACCATCGACAGCAATGACGCGCGCGCGGAGGCGGTGCTGTCCTTCGCCTCTGCGCTCGTCCGTGCCTACACGGGCGAGACGTGGGACTCCGACGACGACGCCGCACCCGCAGAAGTGTGCGGCGTCGTCGTCCAGGCGGCCGCGCGTGTTTGGGGCAACCCCAAGTCGCTCGAGTCGCTCACCGTCGACGACACGACCCCTCGTTGGGGCAGCGCCGGCACGATGGGCGTCTACCTCACCGAAGCCGACAAGGACATTCTCGGCCGCTACGTCACGGGTGGTCCCTCGGACATTGGGAGCATCGGTCTCTCGGTGAACGGTGGCCCGACCCGCGACACCGTGTTCGTGCCGACCGGCCCACCACCGGCCGGCTACCCGTTCCCCTGGTACTCAGCGGATGAGCTCTGGCCGTGAGCATCGCCGGCGCGTACATGGGGACGATCCGTTCTCTCAACGAGGACGAGTTCGACGACACCTACCGGATCACCCGCAAAGCCAAGGAGGGTGACGCCGAGTACGTCGACACGTCCGTCATGGACCCCGACACGTTGCAGTACCCCACTCAGGGCCGCATCACCGTCTACGAGGGGCCAGGACGCTTGCAGCTGCGCTCCACAGCCGTCGGCATCGGGTTCTCCGACCAGGACGCCGGCGACCGCCGTGTCGTCGTGCAGGAGCCCGAACTGCAACTCCCGGTCGACGACACCGCTGACGTGACCGTCAACGACGTCGCCGAGTGCCTGACCGCACCGAACGACGACTCCCTCGTCGGCCGCAAGTTCACGGTCATGGCCCGCCACGAAAAGACCCACGCCGGCAAGCGGCGTCTGCGCGTCTCGGAGGTCATTGCCTGATGGCCGTCATTCGCACCAGCATCGACACCCGCGAGCTCCGACAACTCAGCGTCGACCTCAAGCGTGCGCCCGGGCGCATCCAGCGCCAAGCGCCCGAGACCATGCAGAAGGCGCGCGTGAAGCTCGAACGCTCCATGAAGCGTGAGGCGTCCGGTCACCGCTACCTGCCGCACCTGTCCTCGGCGATCTCGTCCGAGCCGCGCGACTCCCTCGGCCTCTCGTTCGAGGTCGGGTTCGAGGACGCCCGCTTGCAGGCGTCCATCGCGCACATCATCGTCTTTGGGTCGATCAACAACGCCCCGGTCTACACGTTCCACGGCCCCCTCGAGCGCATGACGCCTGGGCTCGTCGAGCGGCTCGGCGGCGACGCTGAGGCGTCCGTGCTCGGAACGGATCGTGCGGTATGACCACCGCCGCTGACCTTCTCGCGCTCCTCGAGGCCGTCCCGAACCTCAACGTCCACGACGGCTCAGTCGACGTCGACGAGACCGCCAAGGTGATCGCGACCCCCACCCCCTACGTCGTGTTCTACGGCTCCCCGGGCCGCGACAACAGCAGCAGGTTCGACGGCAAGGCCGGCGGCCGTGTCGTCGAGTTCCAGCTCTCCGGTGTCGGTGTGAGCCGTGAGCAGGTCGAGGGCGTGCTCAACAAGGCCCGCGCCGCGATCAACCGCACGCGGCTCAACGGGAGCCTCATCAAGCTCGCTGTGTCGTCCATGATCCGCCGCGACGACGACTACACCACCCCCGGCAACGAGCCTCTGTTCTACGGCGCCGACCAGTACGACGTCGCATCCGTCTGACCCACCACCACCGAGGAGCACCATGCCCACCAACAGCACGTTCAAGCGCGTCCGAGACAAGGTGACCGGCCAAAAGGGCCTGGTCCGTGTCGACCACATCGACCCCAAGCGTCACGAGGATCTCGGCGAGCCCGAGCTCGACGCGATCGGTCGCGAAATCAAGTCGTCCGGCGGCAAGAAGTCGTCGGCAAGCGGCGGCGAGCCCGCCACCAAGCCCAATGAGGAGGGCTCGAAATGACCGCAGAGATCCCCGAGTTCGTGACGGCGGAGGGCAACGTCAAGGCCGCGTTCGTCACCACGATCGCGAACCTGGCCGCGCCGACCGCGACCGAGCTGAACGCCGGCCAGGACATCAGCCACCACCTGATGCCCGATTGGGACGGCCCCGGCGGTGAGCAGAGCACCGGCGACCAGCGCCGTTTCTCGTCCCGCCAGACCTTCCAGGTGCTCGGCCGCACCAGCCGCAACGTCAGCCCGATCAGCTACACCTACCTGCCGCAGATGCTGGGCACCCCCGGCTCCGACGGCAACGAGGTCTACGAGGCACTCGTGCCCGGCACCGAGGGTTTCCTCGTGACCGGCTACGGCGTCGACCCCGACGGCGTGTGGGCTGCCAGCGATGTCGTCGACATCCTGCCGGTCGAGTGCGGCGAGCGGTTCAAGGGCGCACGCGGCGAGGACGAGTTCGCGCCGCTGACCGTCATGCAGTCGTTCGGCGTCAAGGGCGTTATCACGGAGGACTCCGAGGTCGCCTGACCCCCCAACGTGGGCGGGCGATCCGGCTCGGGGTCGCCCGCCCACCCCTTCACTGTCCGAGCCACCACCCCGAGTCACCCGAGCCGAAGGAAGCACCATGCCCAAGATCGAACGCCGGCGCGCTGTCGTCGAGCTGTACCAAGGCCACTACGAGGCCGAGATCCAACGCCTGATGAACGAGGCGATGGCTGCGGCACGTATGGAGGAGATCGGCGGCACCCGCCGCATGAGCACCAAGTCGAAGGCCAACGCCCTCGCCGCCGAGCACGACAAGCTCGTCGAGGAGGCCGAGGAGTCGTCCGTCAAGGTGACTCTGTGGGCGCTGTCCTACCGCGAGTGGGACGAGCTCAAGGTCGATCACCCGCCCCGGCCCGACGTTCCCGCCGTCCTCGACGCTGAGGGCAAAGAGGTCAAGCCCCTCGAGACGTTCACCGCCGACCAGCTCCACGGCGTCAACACCGAGACTCTCCCGCCGGTGCTCCTGCGCGCCGCACTCGCCGACCCTGAGGCCAACCACGGCAAGACGATGGCCGAACGGATCGCCGCCGGCCAAGCCGTCCTCGACGACCTCGGCGACATTTCGCAGCTGCAGTACCGCCGCCTCGAAAACGCCGCGTGGACGGTCCACGCAGGGGACGATTCGCTCCCAAAATACTCGCTTCAATCGTTGATAGCGCAGGAGAGAGAGCTCGGGTCCGAGTCGCCCGACGACAAGGAGTAGCACCACGTCGGATCGACGGCTGGGAGCCGGCCGAGATCCACGAGCACTACGACGCCGCCGGCGAGTACACCGGCCGCACGGAGGTCACACGCGAGTCCGAGTACGACGCCGAGCAGCGTGCGCTCCTCCTCGGCCTCGATATGTACGAGGCGAACCGGTGCCCCAACTGTGGCACCTACGACTCCCTCGTGCCCATCGAGACCGAACGCGCCGGCAACGGCCGGCTGCGGAAGCTCGCTCAGGTGTTCCGGTGGGGCAAGGACCAGGGCGTCGAGCCGATGCGTCGGTTCCGTGTCCACCAGTTCCGGTGCCTGTCGTGCGCGTCGGTCGAGATCGTGCGCCGCGACTTCCACGACCGACACAAGAACCACAAGCCCTCCACGGGTAAGGCCGCACCGAACGACGGCCGCATTTTCATGGCAAGCCCGATTGAGGAGGAGGACTGACGGTGATGAACCGCAGAGTCAACGTCAGGGTCGACGCCGACGTCTCAGGCTTCAACCGGGCCATGCTGGCCGCGTCGGCCTCGAGCCAGGCGTTCGCCAACAGCCTCGACTCCTCCCGCAATCAGATGTCAGGTCTCATCCAGGCCGGCCTCGCCCTCGGCCCCGCGCTCGTGCCCGTGGGCGCTGCCGCTGTCCCCGTGATCTCCGGTCTCGCCAACCAGCTCGGCATCGCCGCCGGCGCTGCCGGTGTGACCGCGGTGGCTTTCAACGGTGTCGGCACAGCCCTGCAAGACCTCAACGACTACCGGCTCAAGCCGACCAACGCCAACCTCCTCAACCTGCAAAACTCAATGGCCTCCATCGGTCCCGCCGGCCGCGAGTTCGTGACGTTCCTGCAGGGGCTACGGCCTGAGGTCGAGCGGTTGCAGAACATCGCCCAGGACGGCATGTTCCCCGGCCTCACCCAGGGGCTCAAGGAGCTCGGCCAGAACAAGGGGCTCATCGAGGAGTTCTTCGCCACCACGTCGCAGACCATCGGCGACCTGTTCGCTGAGGCTGGCGACAACCTCAACGATCCCCGCTGGCAGGAGTTTTTCGCGTTCCTGAACCGTGAGGCCAAGCCGACGCTTGAGGCGATGGCCCGCACGCTCGGCAACTTCGCCGAGGGCTTCGCTCAAATGTGGATGGCGTTCGAGCCGCTCAACGACCGTTTTTCGGCCGGGTTCCTGCAGATGTCCCGCGACTTCGCTGAATGGTCGAGCAACCTCTCGACCAGCGGCGGGTTCCAAGACTTCGTGGCCTACCTCGAGCGCACCGGCCCGATGGTCGCCGACTTCATCGGCTCCATGACGGACGCTTTCGTCGAGCTCGCCAAGGCTGGCGCGGTCGTCGGTGACGTCGCCCTCCCCGCCCTCACACTCCTGTTCGACGCCATCGCTGGTCTGATGTCCTCGCCCATCGGCGCACCGCTCCTCGGCCTGGCCGCCGGCATCGCCGCGGTCTCCACCGCGCTCCGCATCGCCAAGTTCGGTAACTTCGCGGCCATCGCCGCGTCCGTCAGGGCGCTACGTGACATGGTGCCGGTCCTCGGCGCAGCGACACGTAGCTGGCTTGCCTACGACGTGGCCGCTGGCCGCGCGATGGGTAAGCAAGGCCCGATCCGTGACGGCTTGAAGCAACTAGCGCCCAGCATCGGCAAGACCGGCGCTGTTGTCGCCGGGCTCGCGTTCACAATGTCGGACCTCGACGACAAGATGGGTCTGACGCACGCCTCGAGCTTCGCCCTCGCGGCGGGGTTCGCCACCGGCAGTCCGCTTGGTGCGGCCATCGGGTTCGCGGTCGGCGCGACCATCGACCTCGCCAACGCCAACGACGACCTCCACGCCGCGGTCGACCGTGCCGCAGCTGCGGCCGGCAACAGCAGCGTCTCCTACAAGGATCAGGCCGCCGCCATCGCGGTCGCCAAGCAGAAGCTCGAGGAGCTCCGCGCCGCCGAAAACGCCTACTCTAACCCGGCCGGCGGTGGCGGCAGCATCGGTGACCGGATCAAGGGCGCCAAGTCGCTCATCGAGGGCTTGTTCGGCAAGTCCGACAGCGAGGAAGCCGCGGCGGGTATCCGCGCCGCCGAGGCCGAGACCGCCAAGCAGAAGGCCGCTGAGCTCGGTCTGAGCACGGTGTACGCCAACGGCACGCAGAAGATCCGCGACCGCATCGCCGCCATCTACGACAAGATTGCGGCCCAGCGCGCCGAAGTGCAGGCCACCCACGAGCAGATCGGTGGGGAGATCGCCTACGAGGCGGCGGTCGACAGCGCCAACAAGACCATCAAGGAGAACGGCCACAACACCGATATCGGCACGCAGAAGGGCCGAGAGAACGTGCAGGCCGTGAACGGCATCATCGACGCCTGGAACGCCCTGACCCCCGCCGGGCAGAAGGCTCGTGGCGGCATGGAGGCCGCTCGTGCGGCGCTCATCAGAGCCGCGACGGCCGCCGGGTACAGCAAGGGCGAGATTCGCAAGCTCCTGCGCGAGCTCCTCGACCTGTCGAACGTCGACCCGAGCATCGACGTCACGATCCACGGCGTCGACCGGGTGAAGGCCGCGCTGCGGCAGATCGCCGCTCAGATCCGCCGGATGCCCCGCTCGGTGCCGATCAACGCCGGCGTGTTCGGCCTCAACAAGGCCGACGGCGGCATCGTCGACTACTACGGTCTCGGCGGTCTCCGCGAGAGCCACATCGCGCAGATCGCGCCCAAGGGCACCACTCGCGTCTGGAACGAGCCCGAGACGCAGGGTGAGGCGTACATTCCGCTGGCGAACGACTGGCGCCGTCCCCGTGCCCTCGACATTTGGGCCGCGACCGGTTCGCGGCTCGGCGTCCAGGGCTTCGCTGACGGCGGGTTCAACGGCGTCGGCCCGATGGACGGCTGGTACGGACTCGACGAGAAGGCCCTCGAGCGCGCGTTCACGCGTGCCCTGTCCGGCTCGAGGTTCGCGCTCGACAAGGACCACCGCAACCTGCAACTGACCACACGACGAGGCGGCTGACGTGACGCACTACTACCAGTTCGTCCGCAAGCCCGAGGCCGGCGCCGAGGTTCTCCTCGACCTC